GGACGTTATTCGTGTATTAGCAGTACCAATACTTGTAGCCATTGTAGCTGACAGTGCTGTAATTGCAGTATTGCTATTACCAATGCTAGTTGCTAATGTTGAAGATAATGCAACTGCAAAATCGCTTACAGATGTAATTCTTGTATTTGCAGTTCCAATACTTGTAGCCATTGTCGCTGACAAAGCTACTGCAAAATCACTTACTGAAGTAATTCGTGTATTAGCAGTTCCAATACTTGTAGCCATTGTAGCTGATAGTGCTGTAATTGCAGTGTTACTATTACTAATACTTGTGGCTAGTGTTGCTGATACAGCTGCAAGTTCAGCATCAGTTACAAACCCTGTACCATCTCCAATAACTCCATTAATTGACGTAATTGCAGCTAAGTTTACAGATGTAAGTGCTGATACAGCTGCAATCACTGTATTACTGTTGCCAATACTTGTAGCCATCGTTGCTGACAGAGCTACAGCATAGTCGCTTACAGATGTGATACGAGTATTGGCAGTACCAATGCTAGTAGCCATTGTAGCTGACAGTGCTGTAATACTATCATTAACTGATGTAATCTGTGTAGCATTGGGAATTGCAGCACCTGCAATATAAATATTCGTGTCTGCATATAGATTAGCTGCGCTTACGTTTCCTGAGAATACTGCATTAGCTGCACTAACCATTCCTGTAATCTGAGTACTTGAAACAACAACTAAGTTATTAGCTGTAAAGTTAGTTACTGATGTACCGAAACCAATAACATTAAGTACGTTAGCAGTCATGATACTACAGGAAACAATAGCTGAGTTAATTTGTCCTGCATCAATAGAAGTAACTACAATATTAGAAACTGAAGTAGTTCCGCTTACAGTAAAACTGCCCCCAACAAAAGTATCACCTGTAATACTTACATTAGATGATGCATTTAAATATTCAGTTGTAAAAGTTGAGCCTCTAATTTCAGCTACAGAAATACTTGTAGGAATAGTAGCACTTGTAACTTGTCCTACAGAATTAACAGTTATAAGAGATACAGGACCATAGGTAGCTGCGCTAACTCCAGTAGTATTAAGAGCAATAGTAGGATTACCAGACGTACCATTTGCATTTGTAATTGAAACTCCTGCACCACCAGTTAATGTTCTACCATAAGCAGTTCCACCGTCTACGGCAATCATACCAGTAGCGCCTGTAATATCAGCCAAAGCATTTAAACTAGAAACATTAGCAGTTAGTTGAACACCGCCAATTTGAAAAGCCCCATTAACATTTAATGTTGAATTAGAAAGTTGTAATGGAGAAGCAGTACCTTCACCGTCTTGGACAGTACGGACAGTTGTATCAATACCGCTATTATCGTTATCAATATTAAGCAGACCTTTATAGGTATTTGCGATTGTTCTTCCGGTAAACGTAGACATTATTACTCCTTAAATGTTCTGCCAATCAGTATTGATATCTTCCCAATTCGTACTTACAAGCTGCCATTCTAAATTACGATCAATATTAGGATCAGGTCTTGGATCACGAATTGTCTCATTATCTTTTAAGTTAGCAGTAAAATTCTGTGGGTGATTAACTAAATCAAATGCACCTTCAAAATCTGTTGGACATACACGTAGTTTATATGAGTTATACTTTAACTCTCGAAGAGGATATCTCCAACCGCATATATCACATAAACCTACTGCATGTTTATCACTTGCCATTAGACTTTATTATACCCTACTTAATTTTGGTTTGAAAAATAAACTTGTACGTTCACGGTCTTCCATTTGAGCATTATTAAGTAATTCTTCATAATTCTGTTTAAGTAAACCAATACGTTCATTTGCTACATTAGGTCGTTTCATTGCCATATAGTAAGCAAGTCCCATTGTAAGACACGGTAAAAAACGAGTTGGAACATCTACGTTTTCAGCTATAATATTTTCAACATCTTGAATCTTATGAATCTGTTCTAGTTTTAACATATCAGTTGAGTTTTCAGGAATAGGATATACAAACATTTCTGGATTATCTCTTCCTCTACGAATTGCGTATTGAGAAGGTCTTCCAGTTTGAGATTTATTATTAATCTGTAAATATTCTTCCATTGAAATACGAATCATTCCAAGATCACGATCATCTCTATTAACAACTGCTTCTAAAATATCAATTGTAGAAGATGTTAATGCATAAGATGTAACTGATGTTGTAACTGAAATAGCTGTAGTTTTTACAGTCCATAAGTTAATGCTTCGATTCTGCCAATCAGTAAGTACAAGATTAATGGATCGTTTAGCTGATGTTACTTCGTTACCGAGTACAACTTCTCCACCAATAAGCTCACTAGCTTCTTGAATAATTGTATCTACATCCAGATTAAAGTTATATGTACCGCTAGTAGCCATGTTTATTTCCTTTTACCGTTACCATATTTTTTACCTGATCTTTTAAATGAGCGATTAACTTTAGCAGGAACAACTCGTAAATTACTTTTAGAATTATTAGATGTACGCCTGTTCTTATGATCTACATCCTTACCATCACCTTTTTTAACAAGCCCTGCTTTCATAAGTTTAGCACGAGCAGCATTTCTTTGGGTACGTTTTTTAATTTGTTCTGGTTTACTTTTATATTTATTTTCTTGTTTATAGTTTCTTTTATACGTAGGAGAACTGGGCATAATTTAAAAATCCTTTATTTACGTTTAATTCCACGAACTAACTTTTGACCTTTAGGAGGAGATTTTTTAGACCCTTTTGAACCTGCCCAGAAAAACTTATCAGCCCAATACGCAGCACTTGTTTTACCTTTTGCAATATTTTTACCGTGTCTAGCTTTAAAGGATTTACGAGCTTCAGGTGAATAGTTATGACCCATCTTTTGATCACCAAAGCGAATAATTTTAATTTTGTCTCCATCACTAACAGCCACAATTCCTTTTTTAGTAGGATGGCTTGGAGTACGCTTTGGTTTATTTAATCCAGTTAAACCGTATCGTTTTAGTTTTGCTTTTTTAGGGTCTTCTGCCATTGGAAACTCTCCGTTTTGTAATCATTTTTTTAGTTTGTTTTTTCTTTTTATTTTTATTCTTCATAGGCGGTCTACTAATCTGCATTGGAATACTTGAACGAGATATTGGCATTATTTAACCTTTCTATATTTTCTAGTTTTTTTAGCTATAGTTTTAGGTTGTTTTACAAATTGTTTTCCTGCTTTAGTTCCTGCACGTTTAGCTTTAGTTGTAGCTGCATACTCTTTAGAGGACAAAGATTTAATTGCTTTTGCAGGTAAATACCTTTCTCCAGTTTTACTTGAAGGCTTACCTGACTTAGTACGCCATTTTTGCTTAGTCCAAGATTTTAAACTTTTTTGAGATTTTTTTAAAGCCATAAGTTATATTACTCTTCTGGATTATTTTTAATATAAAGAATTTCAAAATCAGAAGATAATAAGTTATTAGTACCAGAACTTACTGCTCTAACTTCTAAATCTGTTTTTTCTTCAAAAGGTAAAGGATATTCTATAATAAAATCTGCAACACCGCCCCTACCTATAGTTTGTTTAAGTTGTACTCTAAAAACTTTATTAATTTCACGAGATATAAAACTTGCTGTAACATACTGATTTCCATTAGTTGTACCTGTTGCAATATTAATATGATTTATATAAGCTGTATATCCAGCGGGAACCGTCCATAATGCCATTAAAGTTTGATTTACGCCTAATGTAATTCTAGCATATGTAGTTCCACCATTAGCAATATTAATTGTTCCAGTTGGTTCTTGTGACCCACTTACAAAAGCTCTATACACTCGTAAAAATGTTTGTGTTGTAGTTGCAGTCCCTGCTCCTGCAAGTGTAACCTCTTCGCTTACTTCATTATAATCAGTATCCAGACCTTCAATTGTAACCAAAACACCATTATCATCTGAAGCTGTTCCAGCAGTTGTTGTAGCTGTCATAGCTATAGCACTACTGGGATAAACGTATATACCACCTACATCCCAAATAGTTTCTTCAGTTCCATTAATATCAGGATTAAAACCAAATTTAAAAACACGTTTATGATATGGGATTTGATTACGAGAAACCTGTAATTCAAAAGGCTCGTTTCTTCCCCATCGTGTTACACTACTAGCAAGTGACATAATTTAAAATCCTTTTTAACGTATTGGTTTACGCGCTTTACCAAAGCCCTGAACTTGTGGTGATTTTTTACCAGTAACTGGACGCATATCCTCATAAATTTCTATAGGTGTTGCTGGAGTATAGTCAGGACTGTCCGTATCTATACTTTCTATCTTATTTTCTTTTAGTGGACCAGTAGTATCAGCTTCCATTCCTTTATCTTTTTTATTCATGATTTATATCCTCCACCAGCTTTTTTATATTTACTGGCTAATAGTTGAGCTTTACGTGCTGACCATTGACCTGCTTTACCACCTTTAGTTCCAGCTTTAACTGATTCAAATAATCTTTTACGCATGGTAGGTTTAGTATAATTACCTGCTTTATTAACTGTTGATTTCTTTTTCTTTAAAGCCATTATTTTTTCTCTACTGGTTTATTGCAAGTACATTTACAAGTTTCTGGATTACAGTTTTTACATTTACAGTTACAAGTTTCACAAGCCATTAGTAACCTCTCAGTGCTTTACCGTAACCTTTACTGCAACCAGCTTTACGTTTAATTTGACCACCTTTTTTAAATGTTAAATCTTTAAGAGGATTTAATTCTTTTGGTTTAACTGATTCATTATTTTTAGCTAAAGAACTAGTTTTTGTATCTTTTTTAGAAAAACCAAAGTTTCCTCCTTTTTTCTGATCAGCAATATTTTTATCCATACGTCTAGCTTGGGATAAACGATCTTGTCGTGCTACATCTTCAGGAGAACCTCTTTGAGGTTTTGGTTTAGGCTTCATAGGCTCTGCAGGAACTGCTTTTTTGCGTTGGCTTAGAGAAGGTTTTTT